GGTCTGGAGTCCCTTCATCTTCTGCAACTGTCCCATAATCTACAGTACCTTCTTGTCCCTGTAATCTATTCAGCCCTGATGCTACATCAGCCATCCAAGCATCTCTTTCTGACCTTACTCCTCTAAATAATGCTGATTTAGCAGCTCCTTCTTGAGCTAAGAAGTCCTTCATGATATTACCTCTTTGTTGAGACATAGCTTGTTGTCCCGCCCCTCCACCAGCAAATCCAGACTTAGCCTGAGTCTCTTGCATTTGTTGACCAGCTCCCATAAGATTCTGTTGTCCTGATTGAATAGCTCCTGTTATAGCCCTACCATAATCTTCAAAGATTACACCTTCTCTCGATGAGTCATATTCATATTGTTCTTTAAAATCATCCCATTGTTCTTGTTTTGGTTGAATACCTATTTTTTTATATATTTCATCAAGGGTCTGTGTTTCACTAGTAGCTCCACCATAAGATAATGTATCACCACCAGCCTGCATACCAATCATCTCTCCAAGCATACCGCCAGCTTGAAATTGTCCACGTTGAGACATATCAAACCTTGGAGCATCTTCATAGTTTAAATCATCTAATTTTTCTCTGCCAATCTCATTCACAGCATTACGATTTAATACGTATTCACCCGGCTCTAATAGAGCCAGTATGCTGTCACCCGGTTGTCTACTATATTTATTCATCATCCCATCATTGGGCTACGTCTGTATTTAAGTAGCCCACCTAATTGATATGCCATTGGCTGTTGAGTAACTGAACCACCTAAATTATATCTTGACAGATATCCACCCGTTTGCATATCTTCATCAAATTCAACATCATCAGACCAATCATAATGCGGGTGTACACTACCACCCCTATGATATGGTAATGCATTAGATACTCCACCCGGCATCATACCACCTTGTTGATATCCTTGCATATATCCACCTTGTTGTTTACCTTCAGAATCATCAAAATATTGAGAATAATACAACTTTCTACCTTCAGGTGAAAGTCCTTGTACTAATTTATACCTATCTTCTTGAGATATCCCTTCCATAGCTTTTGGATTTATCAAGGATTGAGTTAATGATGCGTCTTTTAAAAACCTACGACCAACATCGCTTTGAGCATCATACATTTCAGGACTGCTAGATTCTAAATTCTGTAATGCTCTCCATCTATTAATATCTTGACCTGACATTATTTCAGAAGAATCAGCCTCTGCTAAAAACCTATTATATAATCCAGCAGTTTTAGAGTAATCAATTTGCCCACCATCTTGATATCCTTGCATATATCCACCTTGTTGCCCTCTGGCTAAATATGCTTCGGGAGCTTTATCATACCAACTTAAATCTTCCGTTAGTTGATTAGATGGAGCATCTCCCCAATCAAAACCTCCAGCAAGACCAGTTCCCTCTAAATCAGTTACTTGCTCAGCCTCAGGTAAAGCCTCTCCAATATTTATACCTTTCCCAGCCATCATTTTACCATACCCAGATTGTAATTCACCCATTCTTACACCAGCTCTTGTCTGTTTAAATGCTTCTCCTAACTTATCACCAGCCATACCAGCTAATCCAGAAGCTAATTGAGAAACTCCAGCTCCCAACGCCTGCCCTCTCATAGCCTCATTAATACCACCTTTAGCTTCACTTAATTGTTCATAACCAGAACCAAGTAATCCAGTTCCTGCTCCAGATGCCATACTAGGGCCTTTACCAGATAGTCTTTCAGAACCACCTATCAAACTTCCTAAACCAGCTCCACCGGCTTTGGCTATCATTAATCCTACTGGCCCCATAGTAGAACCAAGAGCGGCTCCAAGTAAACCAGAAGCAAGCCTACCTCCCCATTTGCCCATAACACCACGCTTATTCATGTATTTCCGTAATGCTCTTGCTTTTTTAGCTTGGTCTTTTCTAGTCTTTATTACATCTCTTTGTAAACCAGCTCCATAAGCTTGGCCTGAAAAACCGGGTATATAGCTTCCGCCTTGTAATTTCCACATAATTATAATTCCTTCTTTAACGCAAATATACTATTTTGCAATTTTAATATAAAGCTAATATTATTCAAATACCAGCTATTTTTTAATTTATATAACAACTTCTACTCTCCATACTGATGTAATAAAAAAATCCTTATCACTTGTCACTATTCCAGCGTCAGATGCCGTTATGCTAATACCTACTACATCACCTGCCTCAATACTAGGAGTGGCACTCCAATCGCCTCTATTTATAGTAATAGATGTATTATCTACAAATGTTGTTGAATATGTATAAGTACACACAGAATCTACTGTAGCATCACCATCATCTATCTTTTTAATAGTAAAAAGAATATTATCTGCATTGTCATCTAAGTCTGGCGGCTTAAATATTAACTTATGGCAAGTCATATTAAATGGAGCCAAGTATCCAACAGACATCCTAAAAGATATTAATTCATCATTATTCCACCAAGGCAAGAAATGTTCATTTCCATCTAAGTCATCATTGAAATTGTGAGAGAATGAACGATAGTCTATAAATTTATTAGTGTACTTTAATGTATTAGTAGTTAATATTTTATCTACGTATTGGTCTCCATTAGAAGACATATAAGATTTCCACAGTTTGCCATACTTTTTTCTGTATAAAGCTAACTGGCTATTGGATTGTTTTTCAATAGCAACTTGCCCATCTAACATACCATGTACTGATGGCTTGCCCTGAAACTCAATAGACGATTGTTTCGTATTGGCTAACTTTCTCATATCTCTATCAGTTAATGCCATTATGTTACCGCTTTATTACTAAGAACTCTATATTCAATAGTCATATCATTAATTTCAAATATACCCGCACTTGGCCCATCAAATTTAATTTGTATACTTTGACATGAAATAGGATTAGTGGTTGTTAATGTAACAACATCCCATACATCAGATGTATCGGCAAAATTACCAGTAAAATTAGAAAAACTTTCTGAACCATCAATAGCATATTCAAATGGAGTAGTTTCTGCTCCGTCTGATTTATAAGTTACAATTACTTTATATATTTTTTTGATTAATCCCGGTTGTCCAAAATCTATATCTTTTGTAAAAAAATCTTGAGTTGATTGAGAAACACTTACTGGTAAATATTTTTTAAATGTAACAGTGCTACCATCGTCATACCCAAGCATTAAATTATTATTCCAATCTGTAATAAAATTCGTATAAGTCTCACTATCTGTAAATATCTTTGTATTATAAGACCATCCATTGCTGTCAAAATCATATACCCAAGCCTGCTCAGAATTATTTGTAGAATCATTAGGGCTCCTCATCATTATAAGAGAATTACTAATTGAATCATATCCCAACATTACATCTTTTAGATGAGCAGTTCCTCTATACCAATCATTCCAAGGTTTATTTGCTCCTGAAGCGGTAAACGCAGGGCTACTAACTGCTACTTTTCTATCAATTAAATTTTTTACACTTTTACCATCATATAAATAACATCCATCATCAGAGACCCAAGCTATTCCATATTTAGTTTTAGCAACACTAAAGGGGAAATTAACTCCAAAGTATTTAACAGTTTCTTCAAGATACCAGTTAGCAACACTTGGACTTGCTATATTAATAATATGTACCAGATTATTTTTGAATGCCAAAAGTCTATCAGCAAAAGATTCTATAGCAGTATACTCACCATAATCACCCTTTGACACATCTATAAAATTGTGCTCAAGAAATGTATCAAACTTTCCAATTTCACTATACATCAGCCTATCACCAAACTTTTCAACTTCTCCACTTAGAGTTTTTATTTTAACATTAGCTATAAAAGCTCTTCTATTGGCTACTACAGAAGCTTTATATAATTCTCCAGCTCCACCAATAGCAACAAAATTAACATCAGGGCTAAACCCGTTTATAGTTATATATGTATCAAGATTTGGACTTGTTGAATTACCAACAGCGGCTCCAAGAACATGATAACCCTTACCAGCCTGAAGAGTCCAAGCAACATGGTCTCCATCAAGTGATGTTCTAACTCCTTTTATTATATCTATATCCGCCACCAAGACTAAATCATCATCTGTATTTTGTAATCTATTATAAATTCTACCTCCAGTTACTCTTCCATTATAAGCAACATCTGCAAATACAGAAACCTGCATTGCTTTTTGACCAGCCGCCGCATGAGTAAAAGCCGCAATAGTAGATGCCCCGTTTCCCATCTGTACTGGCAAAGATTCTTGATTATCGTCATATATAAATGATTGATAAAACTCGTAAGTACCTTCTTCCCAATCACCATCGTCCGTTCCATCGTCTACTGCTATATTAAAACCTAACCCACGCTCTATAATAGGAGTATCTTCGTCTGAATATGACTTTGGAGCTAATCCTACCAATTTTCCTCCATAAGACCTACTATATATTATTGGGTCTCCAGCACTTCCAGATGTCTTTTTACAAAATAAAAATTCATGCGGAGTTGCTCCAATAGATGCCGCAATAGTTATTACTTCTCCTTCTGATGCTTGGTCTAAAATATTAGAACTTCCATCACTATTTTCAAACGTAAAAGATGTTGTAGTGGTATTATGGTCACCATTTAGTCTTAAATTAGTTGTGCTACTACTTACTGTTGATGTTTTTAATCTTGCAACTCCACGATTATTCTGATAGTAATTCGATGCTGTTGAACCGTCATGGGTTGTATGACCGTATGCATATGTAAATAATCCTTCTGCTAGTTTAGGAGGTACTAAGTTATTTGGATGCTCTTGCCATTCTGCAAATATAAGACCATTCTGATTATTAAACTGCTGTCTTTGTATATACCCATACCATT